GTAATGGGAAATAGAGCAGTAATAACAATCAAAGAAAAGAGCATACCACAGGAGGATTGGCAGTCGCTATATCTTCATTGGAATGGAGGGCGAGACACAGTAGAACCTCTACTCCATGTCGCCAAATTGTATGATATTAGATGCCAAGAGGATTCAAACTATGCAATCGCAAGGCTATCACAATTAATAGGAAATACTTTGGGAGGAACGCTATCTCTTGGAGTTGGCACATACAAACAACTGGATACTGATAACGCTGATAATGGAGTTTATGTTGTTGAGAATTGGGAGATAGTTGATAGAGAATACCACCATGGATTAGAACAACAGGAGTACGACTTCAATAAAGTGGTGTCGGAAATTAGAAGTGTCAACGATTCAATATTTAAATATAAGGAGCAAGGCCTATGAAACTAACAGTAACTAACAAGCAATTTGATTTAATAGAACGTGCATTAAATAATTTATTTGAAACTGTGGCACTAGCCACAGAGGAAACTAAAAAAGAATACATACACAATCCTAATGACAAAGACTATGACAAAGATTTCTATTCCAGGTTTTCAGATTCTGAAGTACATGAACTAATAGATTCGTTATGGATTGATTACAAACTAAGGGAGCAAGACTGATGAGTAGATTATTAGGTTTTTTACAAGATGATTTAAAAGAAATAGATGAGTCTTTTGAACACATAAAAGAGATGATTGATAATAAAGTTTACTATGAAGATAGTAAGAACATATACAAACATATTGAAAGGCTAGAAGAATTTATAAGCTATTGGCAACAACATTCAAACAAACTAGGGGAGAAAGACTGATGAAAGTATTTGTAGTGATAGAAGAATTTTATGGAACTGTATCTGATGTAAATGTTTACAAGAATAAACCTAAGGATATGAAAGAAATGAAAGATGGTGAGGACGAAGGCGAGAGATGTTACGAAGTAGAAATACAGGAGAAAGACAATGAGTAAGAAGTATGAATGGAAAGCAAGAGGAGGTTCAAAGGGTATTGTCGAAGCTGATAATCTTTTGGATTTGATTAAGCAGGTTAATCTAGGTCTTATGAATGAACTGGGTTATTACCTAGATGAATTTACAAGCATAGAGGAGATCAAACCTAAAACAATAATGGTATGCAAAGAATGTAAAACGCAATCATGGACTATGGAAGATGTGAATGGGCAACCCATAACTGATTGGGCAGATAGACACGCATTTTGTTTTAAGTGTGGTGACTTCGCACATGTTATTGAGATAGAGGAGAAAACAAATGGATAGAAGCAAGATAAAAGTATTAGTGGCGTGTGAGTATAGTGGAACTGTAAGAGACCAATTCCTGGAATTAGGTTTTGATGCATGGTCTTGCGATATATTGCCATGTGAAAGTGATATACAAGATAGGCATTATGAAGGAGATGTCTTTGATATCTTAGATCAAGGGTGGGATTTAATGATAGGACACCCACCATGTACTCATCTATCTGTTAGTGGTGCAAGGTGGTTTACTGAAGGTAAGAAGCCATGGTATTTAAGAGATGAAGCAATAGAATTTGTGCAGAAACTTATGGACGCACCTATAAAACATATTGCCATTGAGAATCCAGTTAGCGTTATCTCATCTTACATAAGGAAATCAGATCAAATGATTAACCCTTATCAGTTTGGCCATAAAGAATACAAACGCACTTGCTTATGGCTCAAAGATTTACCCAAGCTGATTGAAACAGATAATGTTAAAGAAGCTACTGACAAACTACCACCTAAAGAAAAGCATAGGATTTGGTGGATAGGTAGTGGCAAGGGTAAAGAAAGGAGTATGTTCTATAAAGGTATTGCCAAAGCAATGGCTGAACAATGGGGAACATACATAGAAAATAGTATCAACAAGGAGAATGACTAATGAGTAGAGAGCAATATGTAAATGTATTAGATATAAAATTTTATGTATCTGATGAAGACGGGAACGAGGTTTTAAATAAAGACGGGACTATCAAACAATTTGATTTCAAGGGCAGATTAAAACCCCTTGAATATCTTTGTGAAGATATGACTGTTGAAGACTTAGAAGAAATAAAGGAGGTGGCTAATGACTGATGAGCATACAAAACTTGAAAGCATACATAGTGCATTACAAGAACTACAACAGGACTTTAATATTCCTTATGACCATGAGCATTTAGAAATTGCTTTTAAGTTTACAGAAGATTTAAGAGAAGCACATTTTAGAAAGGAGCAAGACAATGACTGAGTACGACAAGCAAGTAGAAGATCAACAAACTCTTATCAAGCTGGAGGAATGGCGTAAGCATATCAAGATGATACTAGACGAAAAGAAAGAACCAGATAAACCTTGGAAGCTAGTCATTACTTTTAATGATGATAGCCAACAGATTGAATGGTCTAACTCAAACCATAAACAGATTATACCTAGTCCGCATGATGAAGATACTTTGATACACATGATGAAGGGTGAGGAATATGAAAGGCAAAGAAAATTATTTGACGAAAGGAGAAAGAGCAATGGGATTTAAAATAGAGAAAGATATAAAGATAGTAAACGAGAGAGCAACTTATAGAACTGAATTCACCCAAGCATTAAACAATCTTGAAGTCGGTGATCTTATAAGCGGCCTATCAAAAGTAGATGTATATAAATACAGGGTGAACTTCTATACCAAGAACTTTAAGGATAGGAAGTTCCAGTTCTGGAAAGACCCAGAGACTAAAAGATATCGCATACAAAGGATCGGATAATGACATTCGAGAAAGGAATGACCGAGCTTCAACGCTTGGTCAAGTCCCTTGAAGAAAACATATCAGTTGATGAAGCAATAGATTCTTTTGAAAAGAGTATCAAGGTATCGCAATACTGTGAACGCAAGTTACAGGACGCAGAAGATAAGATAGCATCTATTCTAAATCAGACTGATCCTCAATGAGATCCAGATCTTCCTCAAGGATATCCTCAACAAGCTCTTCCTCAACATCAACAACTTCCTTAACAACTTCAGATGTCCCTAGGATAATCTGATTCTCCAGGACTAACTCCTTTAACCTATTCTCTAGCTGATCTCTACTCATGTTATCTATCTTATGTATCTTCAACTCTTTCCTATCCACCATAAGGCCTGCAAGTTTAGCTCTCGCTATCTCTGCCGTTACTGCTGGGCCGTATGACCCATCAGCTAGGGCAACATCCCTAATCTCTCCTAGCTTCGTTGCTATGCCCTCAAAAGTAATCTCATTCTTAGTACGCTGAATAGATTTCAGCTCCCTGATTCTCTCTTGCACATGAGCATATTGTTCATCACTTAATAATCTTGTAGCGGCCACGCCTGGATTTTCATATCCTGCAAGATGAGCACACTTCGTTTGTTTATAATCTTGATAGACCATAAGGTCGACAAATGTTTCCTGTTTTTTTGTTAGTTTTTTTCTATCTTCCATTTCTATATCCTTACTATATTTCTACTAGAGAATACTATCTCTGCAAAGTAAGAGGGTATTTTAATATACCTCTCACTATAGTTCTCTATAGAGATGCACGTACGCACAGTTGCACGTACCAGTAAAACTAGGGCTCTCAGAGGCGGGTGTGCGTATGTGCAGGCATGTGCAACTGCACAGCCACACATACACCTAAATCGCATGGGAGTGCACCTTTCAGAGGTGGGTGTGCAATTCACCATTTCTCCATTGCACATACGTTTTTGTACAAATTTTGCCCAACCAGGCTTATTTTTATTAGGGGACATCTGTTCCTTTCTCTCCTTGTTACCTTTCTTTTTACCAAATATTTTGTCAAAGTTATCATTAAATTTATCACGATCTTTGGAACGATCCCGACTACCTTTTCCACCATGCCACTCTGTCATTTTCTGTTCCTAAATAATTTATCTGCCTTTCTTTGCCAAGACCATTCTAAAAATCTATTCCACCAATTGCTTAATACTTTCATTTCCTATCCTTATAATAAGCATAGATTGATAACAACATTATTCCCATGACTGCTAATAAACTTATATCCATTATTCTTTCTCCTTATAATAAACTCTAACCATATACTTCCTTACTATAGCAACGAATGTAAAGACA